AAGTTCTAGCCGGTCTAGAATCTCGACTATTTCAAAGTTACGCGAATCGTAAACAAGCCGCGAAGTGGTGGAAATGTTCGAACTGAACCGGGTAAGAATCTTGTGGGTTATACGCCCCTTGGTCTGGTTCGCGTCCTGAAGTTCCGTCCCTTGGAAGGGTTCAATAGCTGCCCACACGGTTTCGGCGGTTGAATACGTGGCGGTTCGCATACCGAAGCCGTCCGTGGACATGCTGGGGTTTTGAACCTGTACCCGATGCCTTAGCCGGCCAATTCGCATTAGTACGCCCTAGCCACCCTGTATTGCTGAACCAAGTTCGAAACGCCTAGCGGGACTTCCCCGAACTGGCCCCCCCTTGGGTCTACCGCTTCCCGGTGTTCGTAGAAGTGGGCAACTAGCATAAGAACCGCGTGGACCAAGGCCGCCGGGATATCTGAAGCCGCCGTACCGTAGCCGACCACGGCTGTAACTGTCACCGCGTTGGCTTGGTCTAAGGTGCTTGGCCATTCTTGGCCGGACTTTAAGAAGATTCGTCCCGGGTCTTGGGTAGTGTCTACCCCATAGACCGAAGCCGCCAAGGTTTGGCTATCCCCGTTCCCGTCTGAATAGGCGATACTTGTAACCGATACCAAAGGCGATACCGGGAAGTCGATAAAGGAACCGTGCGGGAAGGTGTCTAGCTTCATAACCCAAGTAGCGTTTATGAGCTGCCTACGGGTTTCGTTCTCCACGAACTGGGTAGCCCGTTCCACCAAAGCCGCTATAAGCGTATCGTCGTCCGAGTTGGTAACCCGAAGCCAATTCTTAGCGTCCGACAATGAAACCGCCACGGCCGCTGGGCCGGTGGTTTGTTGTAACCCGAAACGGTGGGGGTCAAGTTCTAACATTTTCGGCGGTTCTCCTTAGATACCTTCGGAACTGATAACGGGGGGGCCGAAGCCCCCCCGTGGGTAGTGTCGCTTTGGGCTGATTCTTACGAAGCGGCCATTGCGAGAACTTTACAAGCTGCCGTGTTAAGCAACTCGCCGTCGTTGAACGCGATACCGCGCACACCGACTTGGCCGCTCGCCGCATACAACTCGTCAAGCCGCGAGAACTCGAAGCCGCCGAAGTCGACGATTTGGTAGTAACTGGTGTCACCGAACAAAATCGGTTTCTTGGTTGCTGCCAAGTTGTCAACGAAGTCTGATTCGTAGACCGGACGGCCGAGAATCGTATCCGGGGCTTCCCCAAGGCCGGGGGTCCAAAGGAAATTACGGGCTCCCGAAGTGGTGACGTCATTCTTCAGCAAGCGGATAGCTTGGGCCGCTTCTTTGGAAATGATCCAGTTAGCGGTGGGGGCTGTGCGATACTGAACGGCTACCGAATAGAAAAGCTCGATAATTTCGTCAGCGGTCACCGCGTCGGTTGCGGCCGCTGTTTTGCCGGTCGCCGCGTTGTCGAAGATACCCCGGGGGGCGTTGGAATTGTCGCCCGTAAGGAACGCTTCCAATTCGGCTTGGGCGAAGCTTCGGCCAAAGCTAGAAGCAATGTAGTTTTCGAGAACCTGTGGGGACATAGGCGAACCCGCGTACCCAAGAAGTTCTTCGCTAACCTTCATAATTCGACCAAGGCGAACCGGGTTAAAGGTGACTTGCCCAAAGCTGTGGTCGCTTTCTGCAATATCGGCCCCTTCAGCGCCATAAGCCGCCGTGCCGATGCTGGACTCGGTGGCGAATGCGGTCTTCTGGTCAACGCTGATAACGCTGCCAATTTCACGCATAAAGTTGTTCTCTTCGCGAAGCTGGCTAATTTGGGCCGCCACTTGGGTGGTGGCCAAGTTGCCGCCGGCGGAACCCGTGCCAATGCTCAAGGACCGAAGTTCTGCGTCGTTCAATCGGTCGCCACGAATCGACTTGTGCCACGCGTCCCGGTATTCGTTTGAATCCAAGGTCACGTTTCGAACTTCGGCCGCTTCGGCTTCAATGCTGACGTTTGCAAGTTCGGCTTCACGCTTGGCGGTTCGCTGTTCGCGAGAAATGGTTTCTTCCAAACCGCGAATCTCGGCGTCGATCTTGTCGAACTTTTCCGCTGCTTCGGCTGGAAGGTTGGTTTGGCCGTCGGCTTGGGCCGCGTCCAAGATAGACCGCTGCTCGGTAATGAGCGCGGCACGTCGTTCTTTCATTTCGTGAATTTTCACGTTTTGCCCCTTTAGGCTAGAAGTAAGAAGAATGTTCAGCGCATACCAAGACGAAAGCTTGGGCTACCTGTTGTCGGCCCGTGTTTAGCCGGCTGGCCGTGCTTCTGCTGAAGCAACACGAACAACAAAACCAAAGGGCGAGTCGCCCCAACCCTTTGGCCGGATGGTGTTCTATTCGGTTACGCGTTCGTTCAATTCCACCCGAAGCCGTAGAAGTTCAATAGGTGCGCCGCCGTCGCGTCGTTTCAACTGTCGGTCAAGCCTTCGAACGGCTACGCTGGTTTCTTCGTATGCGGGGAAGCTGACCAAAGACACTTCGTGCAAATCAAGGTCGCGGATTTCACGAAGGGCCCGGCCTTCGACTTCCCGCCAATTATCGTCACGAACCACAAACCCGAAGCTCATAGAATCCAAGTCGCCCCGGCGGACTGATTCCACGGTATCCCGGCCCACGGTGGTATCTGGTGGCGTGATTTCAACGCGAAGCCCTACGCTGTCGGTGGAAAGCTCCAAGGTTCCCGCTTTGGTTCTTCCAAGAATCTTAGAAGCGTCGTGGTCTACAAAGGCCCTTACATCCTGCTTTTCGCTAAGTGCCCTGTTAAAAGCTCCCGGTTTAATGACTTCCGTAAAGTTCCCAAGGTCCCGGGATTCGCTGTCAAAAACGGCCGCGTAGCCTACGATTTTGGGCAACTCGCCGTCCCCTTGGATGTCTACGTCCTGAAGTGCCCGCCGTTCGAAGTTCTTAGGTTCGCCGCTTCGGTTGTACCCTGTTGGGGCCGCTTCGTTGTCGCCTTCGCCTGTAAGCCGCTCATATTCTGCGTGGCTGTCGCAAGGCATGAAGACCATGTCGCCATCCACGGTCATGGAATGGGAACCTTCACACCCCAAGGCTTCCGCCCGGTTTTGTGCTTCTTCTTCGGTAGTGTATTGGTCAACGCCGATGCGTTCTCTGTTTTCGCTCATCTGTTCGCCCTTTGTGCTTTCTGGGTGGTCTTCTGGTAGTAGGTCGGTATCGTGCTTACCGCGTCTAAACTTAAGGTTTGCCAACGCATATAGAAAAGAGTTAACCCGGGCGAAGGCCCAAGCTTCCGCGTTTGGGATATTCGGCCGAACGCTTGACGGGTTGCCCTTAAAGGCTCCAACACCCCGCCTAAAGACTTCTTCCAACTTGGATAGCGTGGTCCGCTTCCGCGAATCGTCCCCGTGCTTTTCGTTGTGTTCTTCTAGCTTGTTCTCTAGGGCTACAAGTACCCGGCCTGAAAGTTGTCGGGACTCTTGCGAACCTGAAACCGTTAAATCACTTACTGGAACCCCAAGCCTTCGATCGGTTTCCACTAATTCGTCCCCTTCCATAATGAGAACGCTTACAAGTGCTACCGGCCCAACTTCTTCGACTTCTAGGGTTTCTTGGCCAAAGGTTGCCACCCCTTCGGTTAGAAGTTCTTCGACGATGCCTTGGTATTTCCCTTTTCGGGTTCGCCACGTAACTAAGTCGCCAACCTGAACTTCTTCTAGTGTCGCCCGTTCTTCTTGGCGTTTCTTCAGTTCGTCTAAGACTTCTATCATTCTGGCCCGCCCTAACGTGCCAACTGTTCCCCACTTCACTTGGGCGACAATGCCGGCTACGTTGGAACGGTTCGGCGTTAGTTCTTTATCTGTGAACTGGGCCCCGTCTTCGAAGTGTCGTGCGCTCCAAGCTTCCCGTTCCCGAATCCAGTCTAGAACCGCTTCCGATTCCACGCCGCGTTCGGCCCGCTTCCAAAGTTCGAACGCTTCGTTTCCCCGGATATTCCCGCCGGCGTTCCATATCTGTGGAAAGTCCCGCTTCAGCTCTCGAGCGTAAGTATGCGGGAAAACTTCGAAGCCTGAGTTTCCAAGGCTTACCGCTTTATCGTCGCCGGCTTTGGGGAAGTCGGTGGTCATGCCTTAGAAACCAGATAACTGGTATCACCTGTAAGAAGTGGCGTGTGCCGGATGTCGGTTCTTGGCTCGTACGTTCGGCCGTCGCTGTTGGTTACAACTTCGCCACGTTTCACGAACGGTTCGCCCGGCTTTACGCTTTCGCCGTCAAGGCTCCAAGAATCTGGCCCGGGGGAACGCCACGTCACTTCTGGAACTTGGGCCCGCTTGTAGGCTTCTAGAACCAAGGCCCCTTCGGCCCGCCGCTGTTCGTCTTCTACCATTTCGGTGGTATGGCTTTCGGCCCAAGCTTCCACCGCTGCCCGCTTGTCTTCCGCGCCCGTCAACGAAGAACGGGAACGGGCCGCCCTTCGGGTTGCGAAGCGTCGGGCGATATCTTCCAAGCCGGCCAAGGGTTCGGCCCCGGGGTCTTTTCCAAGTTCTTCTTTCACGGCCAAGCGGATAGTTTCCGCTAAAGCATCCAAGGCCGGTAGAACTTGGCGGAACGCTAGCCGCTGGTAGTCTTTCTCAAACCAACGCTTGGCCCAAGCTTCTAGGTTTTCTTGGCCGCCTTCCAACTGGCCAAGGACGGCTTTACGTTCTTCTTGGGCTATGTTCTCTAAGGCTTCCATCCAAACCGCCCGGGTTTGGGCTCGGGCTTGGTCCCTAAGTTCCCCAACGGTTACCGCTGGAAGGGCTCGGGCTTCGGCCGGTTCTTCTGCTTCGGCTGGTTCTTCCCCGGGGGTAAGTGCTTCCATGTTTAGGGGGGATAGGTAACGGTCCCCAACTTCGCCAATAGGGTCTAGGTTCTCTATTCGCCGAATGTCGTTAACCGACATAAAGCCGGCTTGCCTTGCCACTTGGTACGCCGAAAAACGCTTTTCCAAGTCGCCGCGTAGAAGGTGGTCAAACTGGAATTCTGCGAAGACTTCGCCGGAACTGGGTAGAAGCTTTAGGCGGATTTCCGATTCGATACGCCGGGCCCAAGGGGTTAGCGTGTGAACCACGAAGGCCCGGTTTAGTTCCCCAATAGAACCGTAAGAACCTGCGTTGTCCAAGTCGGCCAACATAGAAGGGGGAACCCTGAAGATCCGTGCAACTTCGGCAACTTGGAACCGCCGGGTTTCCAAGAACTGGGCGTCTTCCGGCGTAACGCTAATAGGCTTGAATTCCACACCGGCTTCTAGAAGTGCCACCCGTGCGCTGTTGGCTGAACCCCTGTGGAGCTTTTCCCAAGAACGCCGCAAGTTCTGAAAGGCTTCGTCGCTCATCTTCCCCGGAACGGAAAGAATACCGCTAGGCGTTCCCGAGTTACCAAACCAAGCCGCCCCGTAGCGTTCTGAAGCCAAGCCCAAGCCGATGGTCTGTCGGGCCAACCCAACGGGCGAGTAACCTACCAAACCAAGGGGGCCCAAGGCTCGGATATGTAAGACTTCTTCCGAACTCCACGCCCCTTGAAACTGGCCGGTGTTTACTTCGTATGCCACCCGGCCCGAATCCGTAAGCTTCACTTCCACGGTTCCGGGGTCTACCGGCGTAAGCCCTGTAACTTGGCCCGCTGCGTTTCTGGAAATGTATGCGTACCCGTTGCCGTAGGTGCAAGCGTGACTAACCATCGTTTCAACAAGCATAAAGGCCGAAAGGTTCGCGTCGGCTTGGTCGTGCAAAATGTCGAAGATTGCAAGGTCGGTGGCTTTTCGCCGGCCATCCTGAGTGTTTCGGTAGGTCACCAAAGGCAACGCCGCCAAGCTTTCTGAAATGATACGAACGCAAGAATAAACGGCCGAAAGGGTAAGGGCCGATTGTTCGGTAACGTCGAAGCCTGAAGCCGTCGGACTACCTAAAAAACTCCACTTGTCCGGCTGCTTGAACGTGTGGCGTTGTTCGGTTTCTTGCTTAGTTCTTCTGAACCAATCGGCTAAAGGCATCTAATACCCCTGTCGGCGTACACTTCGTTGGCGTCTTCTTGGGGTTCTGTTGAGTCCATAACGCGGCCCAACCCCATAACTAGGGCAACTATCCCGTCTATTCTTTCGGCGTTTTGTCTCGAACCCGTGGTTTTCTTGGTTGGCTTTATATTGCCGGCGGGGTCCGATTCGACGCGGACTTGGCTAGCTTGGGCCCGAAGAATCGGGTGGCCGCCGTGCCGAAGCTTGCCACTAAGCACCAATTCTTCCAAACGCTTCGACGGTCCCGAGAGCGAACGGTAGCCCTGACCCATCCAAGTAACGGGGGCCCCGGCTTGGGCTAGTCGGTTGGAAATGTCGGTTGCGTTCCACCTGTCTAGCGTCACTTCG